GGGCGGGTCGGGGCCAGCAAGGAACTCCCATAGGTACGGTGTCGTTACTGAAGTGGATTCAGCAATGTGACGTTACTACGGAGTCCCGGGCGGGTGGGATGGAAGATCACTTTTCCTGGTGACGAGCCGTCGCACCGTCGCCGCGATGAAGGGGCCTTCGCCACACGGGGTGGTGGGGCGGGTCAGGGCGAGGGGACTCACACAGTCGCTATAAAAATTCCTAGGGGAAACTAATGTTAAGAAATGTTAAAATAGTATATACTCTGTATATACTAAAAGTATATACTCAGTATATACATTTTATGTATTGTTTATATATTAATAAGGACACTTTGTGTGCATGCTTACAATTATATTAAGAGAACTTTACATAATGTGCATACTAACATCGGGTCATTTTTGGGTCAAAAATGAGAATTATTCCTACTTTTTATGTTAAGTTTTATAACATGTAAGAGACTCATTGGGCCTTTTCCCTTGGGGGGCGTGGGTTTGGATCGGTTAGAAAGTTGAAAAACAAAAAAAACAGGTCTAAAGACGCATGTACCAAGGATCTCCAGAGGTTAGAAAGTTTTGCCATTTTTAAAATTGATTTTTTTGATTTTCAAAAACGGCCAAACTTTCTAACCGCATTTTAAGCACCTGAAACGCAGGCAGGGGTGGAAATTTTTGGTTAGAAAGTATGTTTTATGTGACTATAAGCGGATCTTTGGCAATTGTAACAATTTTTCGGGATTTCAGACCCAACATGAGAGCCGTTATCACTTACATCCCTATCAACCCTGATATTGTGCTCTTTACACCCTATTTTTGCTAAAAAAAGATGTAAGATTCACGGTCAATGTAAGGATACTCATTTTACAAAAGTACACAAATCTTTACTTGACATTTGAGATTTACCGTGTTCGTCGTTTCGTCGCATCAAAATATCATCATCTTGCTACGCTTGTAGTATCAAAAATATTATCTTACTACACTCGTAGCACAGCATCATCTTGATATTTTCATCGCAACCTGTTATATTTATCGTGGAGGTGCCTATGAACTACAATCAACTGCGTCACATTTGTCGGGACTACAGCTATCAGACAAAAAAGATACGTGCTGCGCTCAACACACCGCCGGATCAAGGCAAAGAAGAGGTTGAAGAAGCTTGGAAATTCCAAAAAAAGTCTCTTCGGGAGATATATAAGAGGTTCTTGGTACAGCTGAGAGCGACGAAGGATCTGTACTGGTATGGTCAACGGCTCAAAGAAGAGGTCGGCCTGCTTGAAAAAACGAAAAAGAAGTTGTATAATGAGATTCAAAGGAGGGCTGAAGCAAAAGCTCGACGTGGTGAGGAGGCTTATTTCACGCCAGAAGACGAAAGAAGAGTCCGAACCGAGGTCAAAAGGAAGCAAAAGGGGCTTGTTGTTAAGCAGAAGAAAGTGAATAAAGCAGAACAAGAGTTAATTATCAAACAAGAAGAGCTCGAGATCGCCATCAAGGACACAAATCTTGCTAAGAGCTCGTATTATCATCTATCAGAGGATGAAATTGACCTATTTGAGAACCAACGACCGAAGATTTTGAAGGGTGTGGAGAAATATGGGACTATTTCTCTTGCTAAGAAGAACGACGCGACGATTACGATGCGTACGTCATCCATTATGCACTACGCGTCGAAGCATCCACAGTTCAGGGCGGACTTAGAGATTGCTAAACAGGTGTTTAAGGATAATTTGGATGCTGAGATTATGGATCGTGCACTCAACGGAACGAAGAATCCAGTGTTCCAGAAGGGGGAATATATCGGTGACTACCCTGTTAAGGACAATAAATTGCTGGTTGAGGTCGCTAAAGCTAAATTGCCTGAGACATACAACCCTCGTGCTTATGCTGCTGCTAATCCTCAATCCGCCGGCGGGACTACGATTAATATTGTTTCATTTGACGGCGTGGATGAGACCAAATATGGGTATGCGAAGAACATCGGCGTGGTTAGATCAGTTGACGACTCTGGTCGTGTACAACGAATTACACAGGCCAAAAAGATGCTCGAGCACTACGAGAAGAAGGGTACTGCCGAAATCAATGACGCAGGGACAGGAATAACAGAGATGCCTAAGGATATGATCATTGATGCTGAGGTGATTAAGCACCCGGATATCTTGGAGGATGAATAATGGCAGGGATCCGACCAAAGAACGGGTATAAGCCCAAAGAACCAGAGAAGATTACATTACCGTATAAGTTTGTGCCACGTGAATATCAGTATCCGGTGTTGAGATATTACGATGAAATGCCTAATAGACAGAGAGCATTCCTGTTGGCACACCGTCGTACCGGCAAGGATTTGTTGGCGTGGAATATATTGGTGAAAGAAACGCAGAAAAGGGTCGGGACGTACTGGCACGTCCTCCCGCTATTGAATCAGGCGAGAAAGATTATATGGACTGGATCCACGAAAGATGGAGTTCCGTTTTTGGACTTCATTCCACCTCCTTTGATTGCTTCGAAACGTGATGATGATATGTCCATCCGTCTGACCAACGGCTCGCTGATTCAGCTAGTGGGAGCAGATAGGATTGACTCCTTGATGGGATCTAACCCTGTCGGGGTTAATTTGTCTGAGTTCGCGTTGATGAAACCCTCTGTTTGGGATTATTTATCACCTATTTTGAACGAGAACGACGGCTGGGCGAATTTCATTACCACTCCCCGTGGTAGAAACCACGCATTCGATTTGTTCAAGAGTATGGTGGATGCGGCGAATAATAAGGGCGCGAAGTACTTCGTACAGGTCTTGACTGTGGACGATACACGCAAACCAGTGCTGGATGGCGATGGGAATAAGATCATCGGACGCGACGGCATGCCGGTGATGGTTCCTGTTATTCCTCCAGAAGCGATACAAGAACAACGAGACCTGAACGTACCGGAAGAAATCATACAGCAGGAATACTATTGTATACCCGGAAACGCTCTCGTAGAGCGGGTTTTGGGGGTATTTGACTCTATAAAAAATGTGAGAGTTGGGGACAGAGTTTTAACTCATAGCGCATCTTATAAGGAAGTTACACGTATATGGAAACGCCCATATAAAGGGATGCTTTGCTCTATTAGTACGTTTGGTAATAATAAACCTTTAGAGTGCACTCCAAATCACCCCGTTAGAGTATATAATAAGGAAACAGGTAGCTATACATGGAAAGCAGCGGAACGAGTATCTAAAGGAGATTTGTTGGTTGTGCCAAAGCTGGCCTGTGGTGGTAAGTCATTCTTAGGGGATAAGGCACCTTTTTGGGCACAACTGTTGGCTTGGTATATATGTGACGGATCTTTGCTAAAAAACGCCGTAGAGTTTACTTTGGGTAAAGATAAGAAAGACGAAGGCCCTTTGTTAGAAGCTATAGAGGCTCTTGGATATACCCCTCATGTTATTCCAGATAAGCAATCGAATACTATTAAGATTTTTATATATAGTAAATTTTTGAATAACCTTTTACAGAAAATTGCAGGAAGAGGCTCTGCAAACAAAAGAATCCCTTTCAGATGGATACGAGGCCAGGAGCAACTTTTCTTTAATACGTTGTTAAGAGGAGATGGCTGTCAGTATACACATAAACGCTGGGGTTACTGCACTGTCTCTGCTACCTTAGCGAACCAAGTACAGCGCTTAGGTATCCTTCTCGGATATAAAGTAACACTTGCTGAATACTTCCCAAACAGAAATAATGTTTATAAAGGACGAGAAATTGTACATAAGCATTCGGTTTGGAGATTAAATATCAGTTTGCCCGAAGAGAAAGGAATAGGAGCTAGACTAGGAATATGCTCTGAAGGAATGTATGCTCCGGTACGAGATAATGTGCAGACGCCATATGTGGGCTTTGTGTATAATCTGTCTGTAAAAGATGATGAATCATATGTAGCCAACGGACGAGTTGTTCACAACTGCTCTTTCGAAGCAGGTATGGTTGGGGCGTATTATTCTGAGGCCATTGCTAAGCTCGAGAAGGAGGGTCGAGCTGTCAGAGATCTAAATATATATAATCCGAAGTTACCTGTGTATACGGCGTGGGATATCGGCTTCTCTGACTCGATGGCGATATGGTACTTCCAAATAGATAGGAAGAATATTAATGTTATAGAATATAACGAATTTGTCGGGCGCTCTCTTATAGAATGCTGTTATATCGTGCAGGGGCGTTGGAGTGAACTTAGAGACCAATGCGGCTGGTCCGACGACCAGGTGTCAAAGACGATGTCACTGTATCAGCATCACGAGGGATATAACTATAAGATACACTTCGGGCCTCACGATTTGGATCAGACTGATATATCTATAGGGGTTACACGACGTTCCGTAGCGAAGCAGCATGGGATCAAGTTTAAACTTGTAGCACGTACAGATGTGCAGTCAGGTATCGACTTGGTACGTCGTATTTTGATTAACGTACACTTTGAGCTAACGAGGACGAATGACGGCGTTCGTGCTTTGAAGGAATATCATAAAGAATGGAACGAAACGAAGCAGATGTACGATGAGAAGCCTTGTCACGACTGGTCTTCTCACGGCGCCGATGCATTTCGTTATCTCGCACAGGCGGTGGTGTCTTATATAGATAAGAGCCTTGATAGGAAAACACCAGATAATGCAGAGCACCAGTTTAATCCACTTGAGGATAGAATGAAGCACTACGACGAGCGCGACGATGAACGCAGACCGCGAGGACACTTGAAGCGTGGGCGCGTCGAGCAGTTCGCTATAACGGATTATGATTTGTATGGAATGTAGTACTTGCAAAAAATAAGATAGAATGTTATATTAATAATATATAGAACTCGGAGGACTAAAATGGCACCAGTCGTAGCAGCAGTCATATCAGCGGCAGCAGCAGTAACAACATCTGTCATCAGCAGCAAGCAGGCAGATAAAGCCAATAAAAGACAGCAGGAATATCAGCAGCAGGTATTGAATCAGCAGAGAGAAACAGAAGCGAAAGAAAAGCAACTGACTGATGAATCAAAACAACGCTCTCGAGCATACGGCTTGTCTTTATTGGATTCAGATACTAATATGCAGAACATGTTATCTGGTGGATATGATGAAGACAACTTGGGAAGTACGTCATTGTTGTCTAATACACTGGGAACTGGTTCCGTTGGGTCTATGTTTTCATAAGGAGATTTAGGAATGAGTGGATTATTTGGCGGAGCGCATAAACCAGCGGCAGTATACACAGCAGCAGTGCCTGAAGAGGTACGTGCTCAGAACGCTAAAAAAGGTGCTACAGATTTAGAAAAGCTCACAGGTAAGAATGAACGACGTAAATCATATGGCGCAGACATCATTGGTGATATGGGTCGTACAATTGGTGGAGATACAACTCTTGCTAGTGGCTCATTGTTGAGCTTAGGAAACACATTGGGGCAGTAATGGATAACGCAGAATATCAACAACGCATAACTAATATGGATAAAGCTGTTGGTGCTTTAAAAAGATTTGAGGTAGCCAAGAATAAGCGTGCGCAGTTCTTGACTATTTGGCAGGAAGTAGCTGATTTAGTGCTTCCGAATAGAGGTGGTTTTTATAACTTGGATGATACAAATTCAGTTGTACCATTTGATACGCACCCGAATAAGTATGATGATACTGCTACAAACGCTCTCGTTAAAGCAGCATCAGCGTTCTTTTCTTACACAGCAAACCCGGCTACACAGTGGTTCGGGTTTTCATTGATTTCTTCAACAGGGAGAACTAAAAACTCTCCTTACGCAGTAAATAAACTATTAGCTAACAGAGATGTTAGGCAGTATTTGGAGTCTGCCGCTGAGACAACGGCGCGATATATTAATGGAAATGCACAAGCAGGCTGGCATGCTCTTGCTCAGGAAGTGCTGGCATTTTCAACATCTGCGTTGTTTACGGTAGAAGATCCAACAGATGCTATTGTGAATATTCAACCAGTAGCTCTTAAAGACTTGTATGTTTTAAATAACATAATGGGAGGAGTAGGGGAAGTTTATCGAACCATCATGATGACCAATGAGCAGGTTATGATGGAGTTCGGAGCCAAAGGCCATGTACCGCCAGAGATTTGTGATGTAGCGGTGCAAGATCCGCTTAAAGAGAGAATTATATTACATGCGGTGTTCCCGCGTATTTTGCGTGATTTCACAATGCCTGATGCTAAAAATATGCCATTTGCATCTCTTTGGGTTGATATGCAGACTAAAACAGTTTTATATGAATCAGGTTTTGAAGAAATGCCTTACGCGGTTGCGCGTATTAATGTTCCGGCAGGATATGTGTATGGCTTTTCCCCTGCTATGAATATTAGACATACGGTTAAATCTTTGAACAAATTGGTTAAGCAAAAGCTATCCGCTGGGGATTTGGCCCTTATGCCTTCAATGAACGTACCTTTGGATACATACATCAATCCTTTGAGCTTAAAACCAGCAGCTCTTAACTACCATGAACCGGATGCACAATATCGTGCTGAGCCTATGCACACAGTAGGGAACTTCCAAATTAATACTGAAACAATTAAAGATGCTCGTGAACAGGTTCGTCAAGGTATGTTGATCGATTTGATTGAACAAGATAATAAAGATAACACATATCAAGCTATGCAAGAGCAACTGCTTCAATTGAAGCTGATGTCTCCTTGGCAAGGCGGTATTGAAAAAGACTGCTTGAAACCTTTGGTACTAAGAGTCTTTGCTATTTTGCAAAGACGCGGTGGTATTCTTCCAGACATGCCATCTATCCTACAGGATGCTATATCTAAAGGAGCCGTAAAGCTACATATTACATATGAAAGTCCTCTTGCTAAAGCACAGCAACACTTTAAACTTTCTGCTATCGAGCGTGTACTTGCTATGGCGGGTCAGATGGCTCAGATCGGTGGAATGAACGCGGTGAATATCGATGAAACAGTTAGATTATATGCGGAGCTTCTCGGAGCGCCACAAGGCATGTTGTACTCTCCTAAAGAGATTGAAGAAAGAAACAGAGCTCAGCAGGAGCAGGCTCAACAAGAACAAGCTGCTCTTATGGCTCAAACGCAAGCTCAAACTAACCAAGCTAACGCCGGCGCAACGCGTGATATGGCACAGGCTCAGAATTTACAACAGCAGACTCAGATGGCTCCTGAAGCGTTGGCTCAATTGTTAGGGGGAGCAGGAGGACAATAATGGATTTTAATGATTTTTTGTATAAGATGCGCGGGATTGATCCCGATGCAAAGAAAGCATATTTGTCGCTATTTAATTCGTCTAGCACTCGTGCCAGAGGAAACAAAGTATTAGATGATTTAAAAGTGCATTTTAGATTTTATGGAGCAAAGCCAACTAACGATCCGGTTATTCTTGCTAAGCAAGCAGCATATCGTGAAGTCATTGAATATATAATGACAATGGCTGCTCGTATTTCACACGACACTCTAACAGAGATAGAAGCATTCATAAACGAAGGAGGTTCACATGAGTGATTTATTAAACTTACCTGGAGGAGATCCCAGTAGTCAAACTCCACCGCCAGCTGGTGAAGGTAATCCACCTAAGGAAGATCCTAAAGGAAATCCCCCAGCAGAGTCAGGTGAAGGTGATCCACAGGATCCACCTAAAGACAATTTTGCGCAGGATTGGAAGAATTATATTCCGGAAGAATATAAAGATAGAGCCGAATGGAACAATATTAAAGACCCATCGGATATATTCAAGAACTATATTAACGCGCAACAAATGATATCTAAATCAGTACGCATTCCTGATGATACATCTTCTCCGGAAGACATTGCTAATTTCTATAGCAAATTAGGTAAACCACAATCTAAGGATGAATATGATTTTACATATACGCCAGCAAAAGAAAACTACGTATATAATAAAGATTCATTTGACTTTGGTATGTTTAAAGATATTGCAGATAAAGCTAACTTAACTAAAGACCAATATCAGGCTTTAGCTTCTGCTTATATCGACATAAACAATGAAAATTATTTGAATTACAACAAGCAATTAGAGGACAAAGCCGCCGAAGAATTAAAAACATCAGAAGCTGCTTTGAAAGCTGCTTGGGGTCAAAATTATAATTCAAACATCAATGCCATCTCAGAGCGCATCGGCAAGTTATATTCTAAAGACACAATCGCTAGAATGCAGAATGCAGGCCTATTTAGGGATGCTAAGTTCTTGGAAACACACTTGAAGTTGACAAAGATGATGACAGGTGATACAGTATTCATAGAAGGCAACGCTGTTGAGAACGTTCCACAGACGTTGACTTCACTCCAAGAAAAAAGAGACAGACTAATGTCTGAGGACTACGAAAAGAACAAGGAACAAGTTCTAGCTTTGAATAAGCAAATCGTACAACTAAAACAATCTCAAAAATCTGGAGCAGCGAAGTACACAGGCAACCTTTCATAGATCTGTGTGGAAGCTTCGAATCACAACTTCTTAACTAAGACCGGGAGGCAAACTTGGTTGGGGAACAAGTAAGTACACAAAACAAACAGAGGAGTTGTAAAAATGATTTTATTACCTTTAGTAGAAGAACAATTTTCTTCAGAAATCAAATTGTGCTACCAAAAAAGAGATTCTATCTATTCTCAATTGGTAACAACAAGACCAGTTCCGGTAGGCGATAAAACATACTTCAACCGTTCTCACGCAGGTACTCCTGCTGGTAAGAAAGCAAGATTCGGTAAAATTCCTCGCAACGGTGGTTCTTTAGATAGAGTACCTTGCGACTTGGAAACTTTCTACGCAGGCGACGAAATTGATGAACAAGAAGTATCTTCAACATCAGCTAACGGTATGTTGGTTATTACAGACAACGCAACAGCGTCAATGAACCAACGTGTAGACTCAATGATCTTAGATGCGATCAACACTACAACAAATGTAATCAATGCTAATAACGGATTTACTTTGGACGTAGCTAAATCTATCTGGGCTCATTACCAAAAAAATCACATCTTCAGAAACAAAGAAATGCCTATCATCAACTTAGGCGTTGAAGAATGGGATGACTTGATGTCAATTGATCAGTTCTATAAAGCTGACGTAATTGGTTACTCAAAACTTCCATACTTGTTCTCTGAAGCTGAAACAGGTCGTTACTGGATGGATATGGTTTGGAGAGTTGATCCAGACATTCCTTCAGGTGGCGCAAACAAAAACGTATGTAACGCATTTGTTAAATCTTGCGTAGGTTTGGCACTTGGCGGAGTTGACAAAACTCGTGTATTAGAAACAGAAGATGATACAATTTTGTACTATGCACGTAGAAAACTAGGTGCGGTTCTAATCGACCCAACCGGCGTTTTGAAAATCAATGTAACACACGCATAATGATGGAGGGGCATTGCCCCTCTTAACCCAGAAAAGAAGGAGAATAAAAAGATGGCACTTGATATCAAATTATTCGCTCCAGTTGCAAGAGCAACAAATGCAATTTATTTGTACGTTAAACAAGATGAAACTTTAGCAGCTATCTCAGCAGCTAACTATTTTAACAGCAAAGACTTGTCTGGTTCTGTTAAAAAAGGCGACGTTATCATCGTTAACGCTCAAGATAAATTAGCTATCCTGAAAGTAACAGCAGTTGTACCGGCTACAGGTGCAATCACAGTTGCAGCAGGCGTGGCTCAAGCGTAAGAGCGATACTTGCAAAAAATATAGAAACAGGCTATAATGAATCTAGGTTCAGAGTAGCCTGTTTTTACAAATCAAAGGAGAAAAATATGCCAGAATCACAACCAATGGAAGTAAACGTAGAGCAGGATGCAATCGCTAATCCTAAGAATTTTTCTACTATTCCAAACAGCAATTCAGAATTTTGCATTTATACGTACAAAGCTGAAGCAGAATCTTATGACCAAATCTGCAGACCAGGATTTTTTGACTCAGCAGCTTTGTTCTTGAATGTAGGGGATACAATCAGAGTATTCCGTTTCTCAATTGAAAAAGAACTTACACATTATCTCGAGTACGTTGTTATGTCTGTTGACAAAATCAACAGAAAAGTTAAAGTAGCAGTACTTGAGAAAAACAATCTTGAAAAGAAAGTTGTAGAATAGGAGGGCCCTGTGGCTTTATCGCTGATCGACATAGTAAATGATGCACTTGCAACGCTAGGTGAGCAACCTATTGTGAACCTAGAAAAGGAAAATGCTACTTCTACCGCTATCCTGCTACGTATGAAATATCCTTTAGTTCAAAGAGCTTTGCTGATGGAGGCAGACTGGAACTGTGCGCGCATTACTCAAAAGCTATCTCGATTGGCGTATTCTACCAGAAAAGGCTATAGCAATATTTTCCAACTCCCTACTGAACCAGAATGCTTGAGCGTTCGTCAAATATCTATCGATGGTGGAGAAACATTTATAGATTTGAATGCTTATTATAACTGGAATGCAGGGCCGAAGGAAGCACTTTTTGATATTGACGGGGATACGCTGCTTTGTAATAGTGATAATGTATGGATTAAATATACCGGTCTAATTGACCCAGCGAATATGGATCCATTCTTAGCAGCGGCTTTTTCTGCTCAGCTTGCTGCGGAGCTTGCATATGCTATTCCTGCATCGGCATCCCTAGCTCAATATCTTGAACAGATTGCTAATAGGAAACTAAAGAAGGCTAAGTCAAGAAACGCTCTTGCTAGGAATATCATTCAGCCAGAGGGTGAGGTTATTGGGATTCGTTACACAAACGGCACAGATGCTATTCGTGTAGATATGTCTGAGGAAGCAGAATAATGGTAAAGATTGTAGATAAGCAGACAGCTTTTAATACAGGGATTATTACTAATAAAATAAAAGCGAGAGATGATCTTAAACAATACACAAGTGGAGTCTCAGATGCTTTTAATTTCTACGCCTCTAAATATGGTCCTATGATAAAGAGAACAGGGACTTGGTTTAAGTGGAACGCAGAAAACGTAGGAAAGAAAGTAAAACTTGTTCCTTTCGTGTTCAGTGTTCGTCAGAGTTTGATATTAGAATTTCTTAATAAGAAAATTAGATTTTACACTTTTGATGGTGTTAACTTTGGGCCAATTGCTGATCCGATTGATCAGACAAAACAGTATGAAATAGCTACTCCTTTTACAGAAGATCAGCTAGAAGATTTATCTTATGTTCAATCTTTAGATGTAATATATTTGGCTATTCCGGGTGGAAAGACTCGACCAAAAGAACTACGCCGCATAGCTAATAACAACTGGCAATTGGTTGATTACGAGTTTCAAGATGGCCCTTATTTGGACCAAAACTATGATACAAATAAGAAGATTACGATATCTAGTACAGCCGTAGGAACAGCCACTATGAAAACAATAGGCTGGACACTATCTTCTACAGATGTAGGTCGTCACGTTCGTGTTAATCATGTAGAAGATAACACATTAGAAGATAGATGGGGATGGGGCGTTATCATTAGTGTTAATGATGCAAACACCGCTACAATAGATATGAAAGCTAAAGCGTGGGCTACATCTGAGACTACCGATTTTAGACTAGGAGCTTGGGGCGACGGGCAAGGATGGCCTACGCTTTGCACCATTCACGAACAAAGATTAGTATGGTCAGGTATTACTAACTACCCTTGGTTATGGATGTCAAATAGTTTTAACTATCACAATTTCTCACCAAGCAACTATAGTGGTACTATTAAAGACTCCAATGCTATATTTTACAATATGTCCACTGATAAAGTTACAGCGGTCAAATGGTTAGCTTCATTAGGTTCATTAATTATAGGAACAGAAACATACGAACTTCGTATGTACTCTGCTGGAGCAGGTCTTGCTCCTGGGGATTGCGTTGTACGTAAAGAAACAACGTATGGTGTACACGGGACAGCCCCTGTAATTACAGATGACACTCTTATTTTTGTGCAAAGATTGCAGAGAAAAATCAGAGCTATTTCTTATGATTATACAAGAGACGCTTATGTAGGGCCAGAACTATCCACCTTAGCTGAGAGTTTAACAACGTACGGTATTAAAAAGATTGTACACCAAAGAGAGCCAAACGAAATTATTTGGGCTTTAGTTGAGGATGGAACACTTCTTGCTATCACCTATGATAAAGAGGAAGGTGTTACGGCTTGGACTCGCTGTGAGATCGCAGGAACTAATGTGAAAGTAGTAGACCTAGCTGTTGTTCCTTCTGCTTCTTTTATGCAGGATATGCTAGTAGTCCTTGTCGAGAGAGATATCAACGGAAATAGAAAACGATACATGGAGATGCTTTCTAAAGAATATCTAGATTCTGTAGAAATGAAGGATGCTTGTTTCTTGGACTCAGCCATGCGCTACACAGGGGACAAAACCAAGATAATTACAGGCTTAGGATACTTAGAAGGTGAAACCGTTCGTGTTCTTAATAGAGGTGGATTACACGAAGATGTGCAAGTAAAAGATGGACAAGTAGAACTAGAGTATCCGATTGCAGATGGATGGGTTGGGTTACCTTATGAGTCTTATTTCGAAACTCTTGAGAGAGACTTCGGTGATAAACAGATATCAATTAAGATGTCCCGTGCTCGTATTCATAGGCTAGTGCTTTATATTCTTAGAACGCTAGGGTTACAGGTATTTCAACAACAGCGAGGAATGTACACACAGCTTTTAACGTTTAGTCCTAAGTCTAAAATGGATACACCGCCAGAGCCTATATCAGGTCAAAAAGAGCACGACATAATGACAGCTTGGACAAGCTTTGATTTAAGTTATACGCTTAAGTTCATCAGCGAACCCGGACTGCCATGCACAATTGCAGGTATATACGCAGGGATAGAAATCAATGCCTTATAGAGTAGAAAAATTTAAAATGGAACACTTCCGTAATTTTGACTCTCGTGAGGAGCAAGAAGCAGAGGTTAAGTTTCTATATGATCACAAAGCTTTCCAAGACGCCTGGATAGGAATACTTCCTGTGTTTACATTGTTTTACAATGAAAAGCCTATAATGATATATGGAATGCAGAACTCACTGATGGGTACATATTATCCTATGGCTTATGCAGGAAAAGGTATAGACAAACACAGGTTTGCTGTGATAAGATGTTTGTATGATTATGTAGATAAATTTGTGGATTATGATGTACGCAGATTTGAAGCTTATGTCTCGGTTACCGATAAAAAAGCACAACGCTTGGCAGAGTTCTTCGGGATGGAAGTTATCGGATATAGAAGGCAGGCATCAGCTTCAGGAGAAGATCAAATAATCTATGAAAGGCTTTGGAGGAAATCGTGACAGTTTGGTCAAATCTAGCAGACATAGGCAAAACAGCAGGAACCATTGCTAAGACTAAATGGGACACTGCTTCTTTGAATTTTAGTAATTGGTTGCAGGAACCTACAAGTGGGATCACTGGAAAATGGTTTCAAGGAACTACCAATGCGGATGCTTTAAACGCAGGAATTACTGGTCTTTTTTCAGCCCTAGGTACCATCTCATCAGGCATTACCACCGGAAGACTAATGAAATACTACGAGCAACAAGAGAAATTATACCTTCAAAACGCTGATGAACAAGCTCGCAGAATACAATTAAAAGGCGATATTGCTCTTAGAAATCTACAAATTAAGCACGAGTTAAGCCAAGGCAAACAGGAATTAGCTGCTGCCGCAGGTGGTGGCAGACTATCTGGGTCTAATTTAGATATGCTTGTTCAGGATTATAAAGTCGCTGTTATGGATGAAAGAACATCTTCTCTTCAAACACTATGGGAAGCAGACAATGTCAAGAGACAAGGCTACATACAAGCCATATCTATGGCAGGTCAGGCTATGAGTATGGCTTACAAAACACGCTTGAATGCCTTAGGAGCTTTGGGTAAAGGCCTATCTGCTGCAGTTAAAGATTTGGCAGCGGATGCTAAGACAAACATGCAGGTAGACTATCAACAAAACATGGAGCAATGGCGTCATACTACGGCTATGGATGCTATTGAAGAGTACTATGGAAGAGTTAAAAAAACAGCTACAGGAAATGTTTTGGGCTTAGGAGATGCTCCGACTTTAAGAGAAAAGGATTATATATTAGGACAAGATTTTCCTTGGGAAGTGGATCCTACTTTACAAGCACAATATGACGAGGCAAGTTCTACAGGATTACTTCCTGATATTCATATAAACGAAGACGGCACACCAACAATAACTAAGATGTTTCAATAAAGGAGATAATAATGGCTAAATCAGGACAAAGAAGAGCGTTTGAAGATGAGGCAATACAAGCGCAAGCCCCTACCGAGGAACTGAGAGTCACCGATAGAAAAGCGATGGACATTACCGCTAATTTAGATGCGGAATATAATCGTTCGGGTGTATTCTTCAATCCTGATTTCTTCAACTCTCTTGCTGAGATATCTAGTGATATTCACGGTGTGCGCCGTACAAGTAATTACTATGATGACGAGTTAAAGCTAGGTATAACTCAATCTGAGAATAATAAACTAGAAAAGGATTTTGAAAGCAATCTCAAGAAAGAAGCGAATACAAACGCCTTTGATGAAATGATGAAGATTAAATCTATCATCGAAAAGAAAAGACTTGAGGCATATAATCGCGGTGAAAACTTTGCTAAAGAAGTTCCAAATATTCAATTAGATTTTGAAGACACGATTGATCAGTGGGCACAAACTTCTCCTTATATTGCGGAGCAATTGACTAAGTATAAAGAGTCAATCTTCCCTGAAACAATAAAGGAAGCTATTCAAGCGGATGGTCGAATGAATGAGCGCAAAGCCTTGTTTAAAATGAGCTGGGTAGGTGATGTTTTAGCGAACGACGTTAGAAATGGTCTACCTCTTGATAAGGCTCTTGCTGAAATGCCTGCCTATGTAGAACAGCTATCTCAAGCGGGTGATGTGAACGCTTCTGATTCTATGAATACGGTTTACAACAAAACAATCACTAATTATGCAGCGTCTATTGTAGGGATGGTTAAAGGTGATCAGTTAACTGTAGACGAAGGTCAAGCCGCTCTTCAACAGCTCTTGGTTGGGTATAAGACTCGACGTATTGAAGGTACCTATGATAAAGAAACGGGTGAAAAGAGAACATACGATGTTTGGATTACAGAGGATTCGCTAAAAGCCATCGAGTCTGAGATGACTGGTTTAGACAAGTATAGACCCAAAGTGTCTACAATAGCTGTAGCAGACGCATATAGAGAAATGATAGGCTATGATGTTTGGAAAGACAGCATGGATTTTGGATCTACATCTTATATTAGAGGGACTTCTCTTCCAAAAATGTTTCAGGATGTGAAAGGCGTCATTATTACTTTAGACAAAGCAAGAGCTCAAGGAGATCCCAACGCTGATAAGGAAGAAGCAAAAGTAATTGAGGCTTACTCAATGGCACGCGCTGGGAAAGTAGTAGGTGATGCTCTAGATACTCTTCGTTTGGATAGGGGCAATAATCCGGCAGCACTTCAGTATTTTAGAGAGCAAGTATTGCCTCAATTAAGGCACGATTTAAACAAAGGGTTAGGCTCTCAGTTTAGGACTGTACCACAATATATGACAATTAGTGCTGGAAATAAAGTGGTGAGCCTGGGTCTTGCTTCAGGTGAAGAATTAGACATTATGCTAAGAGGGAAGCGCGGAGTAGATGCTGATATGGTATTGTATAACTACTATCAGAGAATCGAACGCACCATAACAAAAATGGTAGATGGCAGCATTGATTCTGATAGAGTATCTATGATGGATGCTCAATATGCAGAGTCTGTATCTAAAATACAAGACTATATGGTACCTCAGAACTTAGTAACTACAGATGGTAAGGGCCATTATTTCCCTAATCCGGATGGTGTTAAGAAAGCCACTCAGTATATGTCCCAGATGATTACTCTAGGAAAAAGAGCAAACAATGGTGCTTACATCGGAGCACCTACTTCGGGTTTAGTTAATGAGATGGCTAAACATGCTAAGGCCCTTACTCCAGAACTAAAAGGGCCATATGTACAGGCTTTTGCTCAGGCCTGCAGAAATGCAGGAAACTATGGAGGAATCTTAGAAGTCCTACTTAGTGGTAACTTATCCAATGAGGGTAGAAACTTCGCTAGCCAGGCAGCTGTATATGCTTTGGTAGGTGCACCCAATACTAAAGTATCAGAAGCACATATAAATGCTATTGCTGCTTTACCTATCTCTAAAACATTTACTAAAATTACGCCCCAAGCTGCTGAGGAAGAACTCAAGAAGCATGGTTTCTCTAATGCCGTTGCTGTGGTTGACCAACTTATGGCAAGCAAGGAATACCAAGTTCCTGCTGAATTTAAGCAACCTTTAAGGGATGCTATTTTTCAATACTATCTAGGCGATTTAGAAATGCACCAAGGCGATAAGAATTATCCAGCGTATCGTGTGGATAAGAATGCAGCTAAAAATATTATCTCAGCTAACTTCAGAAACGGCGCTTATTTGCACGCCTCAGCTATGAAAAATATAGATGTCAACCAGTTAGTTTCATCATCAGATGCTTCTAAAAAGCAGACGCAGAGAGCACTTGAAAGAATGGGTGTAAAACCCGGTGAGGTCACTACAAAGATAAACTATAGGGATAAAGGCGAAGAGATATATGTGGGCGGAAATCCTATGTATATGACAAGTGCTAACGGAAAGAGAGCGCCTTTCAAAATCTTTTTCGATAACAAACCTGCTGATATGGCTCAAGGAAAATATAATAGTGCACATACTTTAATGCTAAACGGAGCTACTACTTTAGCTGCTATGTCAGAAGTTAAATCCAGCGCTAAAACACAGGAGGTTTTGAACAAATATGGCGGAGGGATGAATGTCGGAACACTAGAACAGACAGCAGTTCAGCTAATGCACACAGCCGCTAAAGAAGATGTTCAGAGGGATTGGTATAGATATTTCAACTCTAATTTTCAAAACACTAAGCTAGTCAGTGCTCCGTCAGGGGTAAAAAGAGTAACTCAGGAATTGTTCTCTAAAGGATTCTTTAATACAGACAAAGCAACTTCTTGGCAGATGGATAAGTATATTGACTTCTTATATACAAAAATGCAGAATGGGAAAGTAGCTAAACTAGATATGCCTTTGTCTACATATGCTATGGGACAAGGCATTCCTGTAAACGATTTGTATGCTTTAGAGAAGCAATCAAAGATGGGCTGGGAATTATCGTGTTTGAAAGAAGGACATCGAGTAATAACAGCAACAGGAGGTAAGAGCAATCATATACGAAATTTAGCTGGAGACTACGGGCCTAAGCAAGGTTCTTGGATACTTTTTGATGCTCAAAGAAATCTAAAGAAAGACTGGGTAGATGACTGGGTTAATACAATACTTATCCCAGCAGTTAATATGGGACTGGTTAAACAGGTAGCTTTCGGTTTTGAGGAGATAAAGCCATCTAACCCTAAGTGGGCCTATTTATATAAAATTAAAACACCAGATGGAAAGACTGTATTTAAACCACATTACGATTCTTGGGAAAGACCCGATCACTTCCACGTAGAATTTACAGCTCCGTGGACAGGAAAGGAAATTCCCCGTGATATTAGAAGAGGTATGCAATTCAAGAGTTCTTTCATACCTAACGTTGCGAACGTGATTAAAACAAATGTTCCGGGAATATACACAACGCAAGACGCTAGAGCGTGTGCTGTACAAGGAATGGGCTACAAAGCCACCCCTGATGATGCTTCTAGAATGGGCAGGGATTTGGCTACACTTAACTCCAACCCTGTCTATAAGGCACAGGCGTATGCTAATAAATTTGCTTATTTCAAAAACGCTTTTGGAAGCACTAATATGGCCGTAAGCGCCATGGCCGGGTGTAAATTTAAGATCACATATGTAAACCCTAAAGAAGTAAGCTCTTCCTTGAAAAACGTACAGGGCAAGCAAGTAACGGCGCAACAGGTAGTTAATTTAAGTCATAGATTTCCATACAATGCTTTTACTTTTGCAGTAGATGAATCCGATATTGAAAAATCAAAAAGAGCAATTAACAAATGGAGAGAGGATGGTAAGTAATGGCAATATATAATGAACACGACTGGGAAGAAAATGATCAAGCTCTTCGCGATCAGATCCTTGCTAGAGCGATAAACACGGATGATACAAATCCCGATTACTTGCAGGCTATCCGTGAAGGGTATAGTGATACGCTTACATCTAATTTGAAAGTAAATCCTACGGCACCCTCAGCTCCAGTATCTATCACAAAAGATTGGGATCAAAACGCTCCGACAAGAGCAGATATTCAATCCAGTTTCAATAAAGAGGCTCCTGAGGCTCCGGTTGTTGGCACAAATTTCGCAGAGTCATATCTATCAAATCCTAAAAATGCACAGCAGGCTATGAAAGATGCGGTGTATAGATCTGCTAAATTACAATCTGCAGACTTTGCTATAAATCAAAAATTCAATAGATTCTTACATAATTGGGAACCTAAGATGACAGCACAAGAGGCTAATGCTTATGCTAAAGCAGAAGGTGCTGATATTAAATTTGACCATCCTGTGTCTAGCTATGAGGTAGATCAAAGCGTTAATACATTTAAAATGAGAGAGTCATTACAAATTGCTGCGGGGCAAGCTGCACAATATAGAGATGAATCTTTTGGTAAAAATGCAGCCATTATTGGGGCGGGTTTAATGGGAGGTGTAGGCCCTATGGAATTAGCTACTTCTACCGCATTTGCTTTAGCATCTCCTGAGTTAATAGCAGGTACTGTATCAGGAGGAGCTAACATTGCTAAAGGATTATTAGGAGCAAAAAGAGTTGAAGATGCGGCAAAAGCAGTACAAGCAGCTAATAATGTCAATAAAACTTTAAATGTGGCGCTTAATGCTGAGAAAGCAGAATCCGTTATTGGAACTGTGCTAAAGTATAATACGCCACAAAATGCTCAAAGATTTGTAGCTTTAGATAAGGCTATTGTGAAAGCAGATGGTGTATTAACTAAAGCTTCGCAATATTCTGCAGCAGGAATGTCTGGGCTGGAGAAAACAGCAGCGGATACCTTAGGTTTTGCTGTGACAGACATGCCATTTATTCAAGCTACTTTGTCTAACTCTCAGCAGTTAGGCTTTGACTTATACGATGAAAAGGATAAAGCTGTAGATGCTTTGTTCGCTGCTGGTTTAGGTATTGCTCTTCCAGCAGGAGCTAGAGCAATTGGTCACGTACTAGGCATTACTCCAGCAGGACTTCATCTAAGACAGATTGATGATAAGATCGCAGATGTTCGTACCAAGAAAGCCCTCGGTGAGATTCCAGATGAAGTAGCAGAACAGGCAGAGAAAGCCTATGCTGAGATTAAATCCGCTTATAGGGAGCAAGCATCTCTTATGAAAAAACCTGCTCCGTTTATGAGCAGAGCAGCAGATAGTATTCAAAGACTTAACGTGGACAATGAGACCTATATGGCCCAAAAGGTTGCCTTTATGGGAGCTATGCTCGATAGTCGTAGACCAAAGTTGTCTGAGCTTCCTGAATTCCAGTCTCGTATGTCACACATCGACGCTAGATATATCAGGAGATTGCTTTCTGAATCTTTCGATAATGTTTTTGGAGACCACATTTTTAGAGATATTGTTAACGGTAAATATGCAACGGTTAAACTAACAGAAGAAACCGGTTTACTAGGAGATGCTTCCGTTGGAGGTCTTACTGAAAGACAGGCTTTGGATAATATTGAGCGCTTGTACAAAGGCATGATTTTAGGAGATAAGCAGGCTTTAGAAGAGTTTAAGCAATACTCTGAATCATTCTCATCTTTTGTATCTAATCTGGCAGATTTACTTGAAGACTATCAGATGAAGTATAATGCCAATATTGAAGCGCAGCGTCTGGGCAAGAAACCTGTATATAGTGCATATGCCTTGCCTAGATTGGAAGAACAAATGCAAGAGTCTTACATCAGGATGTTCTTCAATGATGGTAAAGAGGCAGATGACCTGATCGAGAAGATAGCTACAAATAGAGAGTCTCGTGCTTTAGGTTTTTCTGATTTAGAATATACCCCTGCTGAAAAAGAGGCAATGGATTCTTTCAGAGAATGGTTTGAGCAATATGTAGCTACTTCTGAAAAAGGATTCACTGACTTTGTAGACGCGAAAGGTAAGAAAGATCAAGGACGAGCTTTTGGTGAATATTTAGATAAGCTTCGAGAAATTGCTGAGGGGAACAATAAGCTAGCCTCTACAGATGATATCGTTAAAAACTGGGAGCAAGATAAAGTGGATGCTATTATTAGAAGCATCAACAACAGAGAGGTTCCTACAGACACAGATCTCCAGCATTTATTTGCTGAACCTAGAGTAACAGGGAAAGAATATAGAAGTCAGAGCGACAGTAAGGTTTTTTGGTCAGGCAGATTGGCTCAGAGTAAAATGGCCTATGCTCAAATGATGAGTGATCCTCAGTACCAAAATGCTTTAAAGGAATTAAAAGCATCTTCGGTTGTCAACACAGAGACTGGCTCTGTATTTACGCGTGCCCTAGACACAATTGATAACGTTCGTCAGCTTAAAGAAGTAGGATACGAGGATGTAAAGAAAAATATTATAGAAAAAGTTAGAACTAATGAAAACTTCTTAGGAAAGCTCGATAGATTAAATCCATCAGATAAGCGCGGAATGAACTTTATTATAAGACAAGCCGTTATGGACTCTTTGGCAGAGGCAGGCTTATCAGGAACAACAATAGATGCTAAAGCTTTATCTGCTGAGGTAGGAGATCGATTTGTAAAACTAATAGATGAGCACCCAGAATACTTGGAAGCTTTTACTTCAGCTCAAGATTTAAAAAACAAATATCAAGGAGCATATGAAGAAGCGTGGGAGAATTTGTACGCACAAATTCCTGAGAAAGGTGTAGATGAAGGTGCTTTCAAAAAGATTGTAGCAGACTATGTAGCAGAACCAGTAGCTAGAATTAGTACAGCTTATAATCAACTATTTGATCAGCTCTTGGAGTCTGTTGATATCAGCTTGTCTCGTGCTGAAATGCAGAGTATGCACGACGTATCTATTGCTACTACGGTATACTCAGCAATGAGAGCGCATCCTGAAGATGTGGGTGAGGTTCTTGAGGGTTTGGCTACTCAAAACCACGGTACTCACTTTGGTAATGGGTTAAGTGTAGAATATCTTACAAAAACAGCGGGATTTTATTCCTCTGATATTAAGAACAAGCTAGCCTCAATGGACTCTAAGTCAGGGCAATCCTTGCTAGACATCTACAGAAGTAAAGATCCCGAAATAATTCAAAGTATTCGTGAGTCTATTATAAAAAGAAAGCACGGAGAAACTACGAAGAACGCTGATGCAGATAGAATCGCAGAAGTCCTCGATAACGAGGTATCAACATTCCTTGCTTCTTTCAGGAAGTTCGGATCTAATTATGATGGCTTATCTTTAGATGCGATAAAAAGATCTAAGCTAAAATATATTGATGGATATATCACAGACACTGTAGCTGGAGAAATGGGAGATCAGATCCAACGTAATTTCTACGATTCTCTTCCTACTGACTTAATTGTTAGAGCGCAAAAAGGCAATGACAAAGCCTCTGTTAAATGGGGTGAAGCTGGAGAGGTAGCTCCTACTGAGAAGTTCAAAGAAAAGGTAGATAAAGAAATCAAAACAATGGTAGATACTGCGAGCAAGCTTTTTAATCAGTATGATGAAACCTCTGGTAAGATGGCTCTTTGGGCTTTCAGGGATTTCGATTTAGATGCGATGTTCGACCCACACCATACTGAAACAGTGTCTTTAAATCATGTTCGTGACATGCTTTTGAATAATCAGATAGGTGAGTATGTTGCAGATGATTTGTATAAATTGAAATATGTAAATAAAGCTTTTAAGCGTATTGTTTCCAATCTAGTTGGTAAGGATGCAACAGAGGTTGATGGTAAATTCTTGGCTAAAGGCGATAGTTGGGTTATGCGTTACCGATCTGGCTTCGTAGACATCGGCGCAGTAGCTACAGGTAGAAAGGCAGCCGCAGTTGATGCAATCGAAAGTGGTATTAGATTTAAGAACTCAGATTCAGAGATAAGTGTAGCTAAGTATTTTGGTTACGATAGTATTGAAGAGCAAGTATTAGCTAATTACGATAAGATGCTGCAAGCTTATCAGGCAATCGATAAGTTCGGAACAACTCCTCACCAGATGGTTGAGATGTTAATTGATACTTATGAATCGGCTCGTAAAAAAGGTGAGTTTGCTAAAGAGCTTACAGAGCGTTATATTAAAACAATGAAAGTTAAAAAGGATGCAAACTTCGGAGCTAAGGTATCAGAAGGAGTGAACACTCGTTATGCTATCACAGAAAACAAAAAGAAAGAAATCCTTGATATGGTTGATTTAGCAGCGGGTCTTCAAAGTTTTGCTCCATCGGCGGTAACTAAAGTAATCAAAACTACAACAAGACTTTTATCAACAGGATTATTGGGAGCTACAGGTGTTAAATCCCTAGCCGATTATGGCACTGTTGTAGAGGGTCTTGTTACTAATGGCCTTGTTAGAAGCAGAGGTGAAGCTTGGAATAGAGCAAGAGAGATGTCTGCTTTCTTGCTTGACCCGAGAAATCGAGACATTAAAGATATGGTCATAGCAGCGAACGTGTTACAGCACGATAACCTTGCCAAGATATTCACAAACGATATGGGTGCTGATATGATTAGTGTCAGCAAGAATATGACAACGATTGACAAAGCTCAGCAGATGGCAAACAATCTATCAGATGCAATGCTTAGAGGCTTCGGTATGGCTTTTGTCACTAACAACAACAAACAAGTAGCTGCCCTCCTTATTCAGATGGGCATGGCTGATGCTGAGAAAATACCTTTTGATCAATTGAAACCTGACTTAAAAGTCTATCTATATAACTACGGCATTACAAAGAATGACTGGGATTTTATGCGCGCTACTTTGTTTGTAGATCCGGTTGAGTACTTCAACAAAACAACAGGAGCTGACAGAAAGCTTTATGGCAAGAAATTCTTTGTACCCGCCGCTGTGCGTGATATTCCAGATAAGATGTGGAAAGAAGAACTTAAGCGCCGAGGCGTGCAAAATATTACAGAGCAGACAGTCCAAGAGTTCAAGAGTGACTTCATAGGTAAGGCGTGGACAATGGTAGATGCTTCTTCCGATGAACTGGTATCAATTCCATCACAAAGGGTAAACTACGAACTACGTTTCAGACAAGCACAAAATTCTAAGCTAGGATCTATCGGTAGTATGTTTACACAATTCCAATCTTTTGGTGCAGCTCTTACATACAGTACTTATTGGAAACGTTTACAATCATTTGCCTCACAAGAAACAGGGCTAACGACAATTGATATGTTGTTAGGCAGAGGTGTTAGAGACAACATCTCAACAGCTAAAGTGTATGGAGCATTGTTGACGATTCTTGTGGATATTGGTCTAGTTACTTTTATGGTAAACCAGGCAGCTGGTGCATTAAAGGGTAATATCAAAAAGCCGGGATCAGAGGGATTCTATGATGATGTGCAATCAGCTCTGGTAGATTCCACAGGTATCGCCGCTCCCTTTATTAATGCTGTTTTTGATGGATTGGATGCCGCTGGCTTACGAGGTGGTGGTTTAAACATTCAGATGAACCCATCTCTTACATCAGGTATTAGAAGTATATATAACATCATGCGTCCTCTACGTAACGAGAAGATATATGATAAAGGTCCAGCTGTTGCTGCAGGGGTAGCTCTTGAGGCTGAGAAATATATGGGCTTAAGAAATCTTCCTATTGTAGCCCCTATTTTGCAGGCAATGTTTGGTTCTTACCTAGAAGAGAAGTATTATGGGGGCCCTGACGTTTACTTCGATCGCTTACGCCAGAAAGAAGAGAGAGGTCAATGGATTGCTCCGTGGGAAACAGGGCAACCTTTAGGTGGCTTATTGCAATAAATTAAATAATAGTTTATAATAATCGTAAGGAGAATACTAATGACAATTCCAGTAGAGCAAACTAGATATATTTATAGAGGGCCGTATAGTATCGGCGATACAATACCTATTCCGTTTTCATACTCAGATGAGACGGACGTAAAGCTATACTTGGATGATTCTCCTTTGGAGATCAACGTAGGCTATGGTGTTACAGGGCAGAATATCAATGTGCTAACAACTATTGGATCAGGCACAAAAGTAGTTGTTCAAAGGGAAACACCTCTCGATAATGATGCAGAGTTCCCTCAAGAAGCGGAGTTCGACTCTGAAAAAATCAACAATGCAATTGACAAAGTGACGCGCCAAAACCAAGAGCAAGATGAGCTTTTGAATCGTGCTATTAAAATGCCCGTTGATACAGATAAAGAATTACTAAAAGGAATTACATTCCCATCTCCGAACCCTAACAAAGCTATTCAGTGGAATAGCTCAGGAACAAATCTTACCAATTCTGCTTATGGTATTGATGATTTGACTAACAAAGTAGATGAAGCATTAAATAAAGTAGACGGTATCATTGATGATGTCTCATTATCGTTAGAAGAAATCCAAAGATTGGAAAACAGCTCTCAAGGGTGGGCAGATACTTCTCGTAGTTGGGCAGTAGGCACTGACACAGAAAGACCGGAGGGTTCTGCCAGATGGTGGGCACAACAAACTGCTCAGACGGTTAAGATGGATTCTTATACGAAGGCTGAAGTTGATCGTATGATCAATCTAAACACGCTTGTAACATTTGGCACAGGTTCTTTTATGTGCTGGAGGGATGCGAACGAAGGCACAAGCAATGCCTCTCCTCGATTAGATCTATCAGGAACTGTTCCTGTATTGAGACTTTTCTCAGGAAGATATTTTAGATTTCCGTTAACACTAAGTGGAGATTCAAAAGGCCAGCTTGGGCACATGACATATGTTTTTACTTCAAATTTCGGAGCAAGTGCGGATATTAATGCAGAATCTAACGAAATAACAGGACAAGGAGATGTCCTAGAAGTGCCTCTAGCTCTTCGTTTCAGTGGTGCAACTGACGAAGCTCCTGATGTTTATTTCTGGAACGCTGAAACGAATGCCCCATATACGAGAGACACTTTGCCAGACGGTGCATTTTTTGTGGGAACGTTAACCCTGAATAGGATTAGTGGAAATTTCTACAAAGCAGTGGCTTATAACCAAAGCGACTCCATTTACGGAGTACATCTCGCTGCTAATGTGGAATTAGATTTCATTGCTAAGACCTTATCTGAAACACAGTGGGAAGATTTGTCTAATACAGATAAAAACAAAATAGCATTAGCATTTGTTGTGGAGGAACCATAAAATGGGTATTTACTTTAATAGCAGTCGTGGAATCAGCTTCGGAGATGGCAATTACAAAGTTTTAAAGATATTTCGTTTCGGTAAACTCATAAAAAAGCTATATGCTTTTGGTAAAAAGATATATGAGCTCTCGGAACGAAAGAAATATTATTGCACTTGGAACATCAAGCCTAACGTAGAGGGTGCTCGAGTCTGGATTAACGGAGAAGAAAGATCTAGTGCTACTTATGAATATATTCCTACAGGAGGCATAGGCTCTGGGTGGATAGCCAACGGTGTAATAATTGAAAGAGATGAACATCATGTTTCTTATAAGCACGGCATAGCATATAAAGTTGAGGCTCCGGGTTACTATGCAGTGAGCGGGGCTAATGAGCAAGACCTTTTAAACCACAGGCCTAGAGAAAATAAAGTAATCAATGTAGATGTAAAACTTAATCGTATAGCGGAGTACAGAGTGAATGTAGTTGTTACTCGGCCTGTAGACTCAGATATCGTAACTGTTACTTTTAAAAGAACACGCCAACAACCCGGCCACAGCTCCTACACTGATTATACAGAGGATTATGAAACAGTTTATGATGGCACAACATCAGAGGGCTACTTGAAATACCACGCTATTATGCCTGTAGACAACTGGGCTCACATTGTGGTATCAGCCACAGGTTATAAAAATAGTGATACCGTTGTTTACGTAGATCAAGGGCGTACTTGGACAACAGCGTTAGAAGAAGAGTCCGTCACGCCAGAGCCAACGTCTTATACTAAGACTCTCACATACACACCTGCTATTGCTACAACGATTACATCTTCTAATCCTAATATTAAAATCGAAAGACCGTCAGGTAATACAGGTAGCGCTACGTTGACTGCACCAGCAGGAACTGTGGGCAACATCTTCGTTACGCCAACAGTCACCGGATATGCTTCTTATACGTTCAACGATGTTGCTTTCAATGATTCGCTTGGATTAAGTTGTGCACTAACAAGCACATCTACATATTATTGTTATCAAGGGCGTATTCAAAACATGCAAGGAAATATTGTTACGGTTTATTGTTATATACACAAAAATGCAGGAGCAGGTGATCCTGTTTACGTAAGTAATACTACGCAACTTATTAGTGATAAGTATTTTGTGGAATTTGCTTACAACACGGCTCCTAGTATAAGTAACCTTATACAAGGCGCTTCTTTCTCAGGATTTGCTACAAATCCTTATGTAAATAACTATTTAATTGTTAGAAGTATTAGCGGAGATAATCTAACGATGGGCCCTTCTGGATTAAAGGGGTTAAGCTATTCATCATTTGTTAGATATCCATCGAATGATTTATAAGTATAAGGAGAAATAAAAAATGCACATAGCAGACGTAAAATTACCGAGCAGTTGGACAGCTCTTGCTACATTCACAGATGTGAACGAAGATGACACATACGTGATTGTGAACAGCTCTCCAGATTTGATTTATGCAGTAGAAGGCAGCGCAACACCTATCGCAGGAGTGATTGGCGTACCTGTAGCACCTGGAAACTATATCAATTATAAAAAAGGTGGACAAACAAATTTATATTTGAGAAACGGATATACCCCTGTAATGGTAGGTAATGTAGACACTCAAAATAAAGTTAGTAATATAACAATCAATAAGGTGGGTTAAGATGACAATAGAACTAGGAAATATCAACAAAGGAATACCGATGGGAAGCTACACACCCGGTGAAGGTGGCGGCGGTGGCGGAACAGCTAAAGTCACAGGCGTCGACCCCATCGCAGTTACTAATGGATCAGTAGCTATTAAAATAGATGAACAAACACTTCAAGTAAACGAACAAGGCGAATTATCTGCTAACCTTGATGAGATTGGCAGTGAGCTTAATGACTTGAGTGGACGCGTTACCGCTGCGGAAGCAGACATTATGAATAAAGTAAGCAAAGCGGATTTAGCTGCGAAGCAAGATAAATTAAACCCTATTGCTCCTCTTGGTATTAATCAAACTACGATTAGTAACGTTACCGATGGTACTTTTTTGACAGATACATCAGTGATTTTGAGCTCTGCTTTTGGCATCAATTATACAACGGATGATAATGCCCGCATTCTTATTTATTCGAAAGAAGCCAGCGGTGTGGGAGCTACGCCTACATCCTTTATCCAAATTCCTTTTACGTTAGGAGATTTGATTAGCTTTCCTTATGAAAAAGACACGGATAGCAATATAGGTCTAGTATTTGGTTATTGGAAAGATGGTTTATTTTATCCTACAATGCTATACAAAACATATATTACGTATGGATCGGGTAGTAGCAGCTATGCACCCTTTGCTTTTGTCAGCGAAGCAGGAAAAAGTTCATTGGAAAAGATAGCTACTTATTACGGTCAAAGCAACGCTATTAGCAAGTCCATATTGGCGTATAACGCATCGATGCCTCTAAATGCGACAAACTACATTCAAGTAACAAAGAATGCAGGGGTTCCCACAGTTAATATGTGGTTTACTGCTAATGGGGCATCTTATCCAAATTCTGGATATACACAGCGCATGTACACATCAGATACTACTGTAATAGAGAACTTCGACAAAACCAACGTATGTTTACTTCTAAGTGCGGATACAACAAAAGCAATTAATTTGACAAAAGTAACTCGCAGGGAAGTAGGAGATACAGTCTTGAATCCAACGGTTGATGCTTTAACCACAGCTTTAAGCACCTATAGCAACTCTTTCGACGCTGCGGCTAAAGTAACTACAAATGACTTATCTCTAGCTATTGGTTCAGGTCTTGCTATTACAGAAGGTAAGTTGACCGCCAGCTCAACAACACCAACTAACATGATGACAACTAACACTGCGCAAGATATTACTGCCAATAAGGCGTTTAAGTCTGCATCATTGACTTTCTATTATAACAACAGCCCTTCAATAACAATAGCTAATAACCAATCCACTATAAGCATGGCTTATGACGGGGACACATCAGCAGATAGTAGTAACATACTAAGAGACACAAGCAGCGATTGGCGTGTAGGTCGTTATAACAAGCAAGGTGTCATAGGCTCTAGTGTGCCACTGGAGAGAATGGGAGCAGGGCCTTACTTTAATCGTTACCCTATTTTGGACTCTTCTAATCTAGGCTCTTATGTTGATGGCACTACAATTACATATGCAAATAATAAATTATCTGCTGTAAGCAGTGGCTCAACATCCGCAGAGAAATATGGCATCGAAGGTGACTACTCATCTAAGTACGGTATTCTTGAATGCCCGAATGGTATCTTCACGGTATCGGATATGACAATGACATTACAGCCCGGCGTTGTAATGCAGTGTGCTGGATCTGACTCTAAAACAACCAACTCATCAGCGATGGCACATACCGTAACCTCTACAACAGATTTCGATATATTCTATACATCAGGTCAATTCATTGAAGCTACGCAAGTAGTATTCTCAACCGAAGAACCTGAAAACGGTGCTACTGGATATCTAGCTTGGTGGGATCCATCAAGAGCAGACAAGAAATGGCAGTTCAAGTCTAATGACTCAGGCAACGTATGGGCCGCTGCGCCGGCATGTCGTTTGGCCCATGTTCACACTGATGGCACAACTATTACTAGAGTTGACTATATTGGTAATAGGCAAATGGATGACGGTGTCTTTGCTGATTTGAATGGAGGAAACACATTCAAAGGATCCAATACTTTCTCAGGAACCAACACTTTCTCAGGAACTAACACTTTCTCTCAAGACATTAGAGTGTCTGGAATAAGAGTGACCAACACAGGAGATTCTGCTATATATGATAGCTCTAATACGGTATTTATTAGATGGCAGAAGCAAAAAGACAGATTAGTCGTAGGCCCAGGTGCAGGTAAGACAGTATCTATATCAGGAAACTTATCTAATTCAAGCGGAGGTAACTATATGTTAGATAGCAACTTTGTTACCTATTGTCAAGAAAACGCTGACGCTATAAAAGCAGCGTTAGGTATCCAATAAATATTACCTAGGTAGGGGATTGCATATCCCCTGCCTTTGCTATATACTTTACACGTAAAGAAACAAAAAGGAGAGTTCTATATGCGCTTCAAAAAGGAACGTAATTTCTTAGGAAGTTTATGTAAAGGCTACATCTTAGATCTAATGGAAGAAGTAGGCTGGAGCCCGATCCAATGTGAAGTCGTGAAGAAGAAATACCTTGAGTTTAAATCAATGCCACAAACCTGTATTGACACAGGAATATCTGAATCACAATATACAAGAGTATTGAATGGGGTATGTGAAAAGCTTAATTCCTACATACTGCACAGTAATAATGCAGAAATTTTGAAAACATTTGAATCTTTTTCTTAACTTTAATAGGTGATTTGGATTATCTATAACGCCGGCTTTTGCTATTCAAGCCGGCTTCTTTTTGATGTGTTATCCTCTTCATCCTTTGTTACACTGCTTATATGGTCGATATTAGTTTTACTTGATTTAAAAGGAGAACACCAATGCAAATCAAAACAACTGAAGGTGACAGAGAAGTAGCTTCTAAAGGTGTTGCTGGAACAGCTCTAGGTTTAGGCATTGCCGGAACCGTTGGCTTGTTGAATCAGTTATCTGGCGCAGGCTGGGGCGGCGGATTCCTTGGTAACAGAGGAGTATGCCCGACAGCTGCTGCTGTAGGAATTACAGATGCTGTGGCTACTACAGACACTAGGGAAATCAGCAAGCTAGAATCTAAGATAGCTAGACTTGAATCAGAACGTTACACAGATGGTGTAGGCATCGAATTGTACAAAGAAATCGTTGCCAAATCCAACGCTAACGACGCTAAGATCCAAGCTAACTATGTAGAGCTTGCTAAGGCTGTAGCGGCACTTGACAAGAGCGTAGCAGTTAACAACCAAGCAACAACTGACAACTTCGCTTTCTTAAACAACAAAATTGACGAAACGAAGAAAGAAGTTCTTTGCTACTGCAACGCAACATTCGTTCCGGGCAAACTTGTAATGCCTCTTGACAGCATCTGCCCAGAAGCAATGCAACGCTACAACTCTTGGACAGCACCTACTACTGCGAGCGCAGGAGCGTAAGGAGACCAAATGGCTATTGACTTAGTTCAGGACAGCAGAGATGCTGAAATAGCTCAGTTAAAGCAGGAACTTGAGGAATTAAAGTCTCGGCCTTTACAGGCTGAGGCTACCCCTCAAGCCTCTACTATAGAAACTGAGGAACAAGAAAACAGAGACCAAGTTCAAATAGAGCTTGATACAGCAGAGGAATTTGTTATTAATTCCTTATTTCCGAATGGAATAAAAGTGAACTCTTTTGTAAAGACCTTTCTAACAATGAAAGGACAAACAGAAGTCGACCTTATTAATGATTCTATTACCAAATTCGAACAAACAATAAAACCCTTTATGAGTCCTGATGGCACACTTGTCTTGACAGGAAAACCAAGTGAGCTTGTGCGCCTGATGGAGCCCATCTTAACAAAGCTAGGCAAATTAATAGGAGGATAACATGACACATGAAATAGATATCGACATTCAAAAACTGATGTCGCAACCAATGAAATTCAAAGAAGTAATCGAAGAACTTCATGAGAAGTTCCCGAGAGAAACAGGAAGAGCAGTGCATTTCGCTGTTAATGGTAAGCACCTCGACGAAGAAATGATGGAAGAAGCATTTACTACTATCACTCGTTACGACGGCGCAAGAGCACCTTTTTGGACAATGTCCGATTTCGAAGAAATACTAAGTAAAAGCAACATATCGATAACAGGACAACAATACAACAAATACGACGTGAATTTCCTAGCACAGTACTACGCTGCAGATTTCAAATCACTAGGGCAAGAGCCCATGACTTTTATCTGTATGGCTATTGATAGATTACACGACGTCGACGATCCGAAAGCTGCGGAAAAAGCATATAGAACGGCTGCACACCGTATTGCTACAAAACATTAATTTACAATAGACAAAAATATAAAAGTATGTTATCCTAATAGTATAGTAGTATAGGAGGATCCACTATGGTACTAACCACAGGACAAACATACTTTTATATTTTGTGCCAAACAGTTTTTGCTATCACTGTATTTAAATTAGTACACGACTTAATACGCATCCGAATGATTAGTCGCGGAAGCTCTTGCAAAGAGTTATCGGTACTTAAAAAAGAAGTCACTGAGGCACGTCGTTTAGCTATAATGGCTTATAACAGGGCGGCTAAAAAAGACGGAGGTCAGTAATGTCCGACGCTCAACGAGACGCTAACATTGAACGCCTATTTGTTAAGATAGACAATATGCGCGACACAGTTGCAGCTACCAGAAGTGAGGTAGTTATTGTGAGCACTAAAATAGACGATTTCTCTTTCAGGCTTAAGAAACTGGAAGACCGAGATGAGAAGCACCTAGAGCGTGAAGAAAAAATAGAACTGCTGATAACGCGTATGGAAGCCATTATTGAAAGAGGCGAGCAAACTATGGGTGAGTTAGAAGGCAGAGTAATAAAACTTGAACGCGACGTTACAACAATAAAGAATAACTGGCGCTGGGTCGTCGGTATCTCCGGTACAGTCGGGAGCATTATCGGAGGTATTTTGACCACCCTAGTTAACGTGTTCTTAAAAGGAGGATAATATGACTTGGTATGAAACACTTTTGAATTACTTAACACAAGAAAGCACTTGGACAGGTCTTCTTGCTATCATCACAGCGTTTGGTGTAGCAATAAAACCTGAGCTAACAACAGCAATTGTTACTTGCGCATTGGGTATCTTTGGTTTAATCAAAGTTATCGTGAATGAAAGAAAGGATAAGTAACGATGGGTTGCAAAAGCAAAAAAGGACGTAGATAATGATTGCCGAGATCGTCAGATCTGTAGCGGATATGTTCTCCAACTTCTTTGGTTGGAGAACTTCTGCTTCGGACAATGAGGCAATGCACGAAGTCATAGATGACAAAAAGGACTTAGAAAAGGCGTGCAAGTATGCAGATGAGGCCTGCTCTTTTGCTCAAGCACATGCCTTCTGGGATGAGGTGAGGCACGGGAACCACTTTGATGCACTCGTGAGAAAGTTCAGGCGATACCGATGATTGTGCTTTTAGCAGGAGGGCCTACATTTGGTTATAGTCACCCTTTAAAGACGATGTTCAAGAAAGGGCAAATAGATATCCCAAAAGGATTCTACGGAGACAAACTCACTGCTAAGAATGTATCGCTAGAGCACTTAAAACCAGTCAGCAAAGGAGGAAAGACCGAGTTCAGTAACCTCGTACTGGCATCCAAACAGGCGAATGGCCTACGAGGGAATCAACCCTTGTCAAAGTATTTTAATCCTAAAGCTTTTTTAGAATATGCACAAGCCTTTGTTAAAATAAAAACAAAAACATTTGATGGCAAGAAGTACATAGAGGCCATAGCGCACACAATACAAGATTTATTAAGGAGAGGCGAATAATGAACAACTACATGTCACCATTAGACGTTTATGAATACTGCTATGATCACGGCGTAGCAAAGATACCAGGGAACTGGATGATTACTGCTAACTTCAAATGGAAAGAAGCATTTGCTAATGAGCAGGCAACTGATGGCTACCCGCCACTAGAGATATTTGAAAACGTATTTGAAACGGCCAAAGCCCTCCAGGCAGCCCGAGCAAAGATTGGCCGTCCTTTCAATATTCATTGTTGGGTGCGCCAGATTCCTCATAACAAAAGAGCAGGATCTACTGCCAGACGTTCGCCCCATATCAACGGGCGTGCAGTAGACTTCGACGTTACAGGACTAACTCCCGCTCAAACAAGACAGAAGCTATTAGCTCTGAAACTTCCAATCAGAATTGAAGCTAACACGAAAACGTGGGTACATATAGATATAGGTAACTCCTATACCAAAGATTATAAGTGGGGAATATTCTATGCCTAATGTAATTCCATTTAAAGATAACAATGCGCAATTTAAAGACTGGCTTGAAGCAGTTATGAAAACCAACTTCGAAACTACTTCTCCGAAGTCAGCGTTGCTGGTGTATGAAGATCCCGAAACAGGTCTTGCTAATTCTGTACGATATAATGTAGATCTGCAAACAATGGAATGGTTTGGCGTGTGCGTCAATGATAAAGTTCAAGAACTTAAGATAGACAAATATCTGCGAGAGCACATAGGCGATTATATAGAATACATAGAATAAAGTTTTTGGTACCGAAATTAACTTCGGTACCAAAAACTTTTACAACATAAGTAGCGTCGGGTTGTACTTCGCTAGCAGTTCATTGGTATCTGCTAGGGATTTTCGAATCTGCTTTTTGATAAGACAGTTGTCGAAATAAGTACACTTCTTGTCGTCGCTTTCTTCACAGATGCCAGCACAATAACTAGGACATCCGGGTACTTCCACCAAATCTAATTGAACCGTCATATTTTCCTCCTTAATAACTATACTTCAAGTGCATTTTGATTGCTGATGTAACCGCTGCTGTGATGTCTGTGTCTTGGTTGTCTTGTCTTTCGAAAGCATCAAGCAAGCACCAAGAATGTGTCATCACTGATATGAAGTTACGCAGCTTCGCCACTACGCTGCACCTGTTGGCGTATTCTGTACACCACTGGTCGAGCTTTTTGTTATCAAGGACATCGCAATCCCATAGCTCTTTATATACTTTAGTGTGTACAATCTTCTTCTCCCATTTGGTAAGCAGAGGTGCTGCCAAGTCAAGCATGTCTTTGATGTCTCCGGCACCAATCTCCAAAGTATTTTCTCCGCCCTTAACAAACTTGTCTAGTCTCCTGTTGATAGCGGTGTACAAATTCTGAAGTGACCAGAGGTTCTTTCGAACGGTATCGAAATCTCCCTCATCAAAAATCTCGCGTATTCTAACAAACTCTTTTACCAGATTGCTTCTTTCCATCTCTTCTCCTACTTAACTATTTTCAAAACCGGCTTCTGTTGTTGAGCAAACACAGATAATATCTCTAAGGCAGACATAGCAGATCCCATCATTGCTCTGTATTGATTTTCTACACTGCTCGATTCCAAAGGAAAGAACAACGTACCGATTTCTTTTTTCTTGTGTTCAATTTTAATTACATATTTGTTGCCTTCGTATTCGGTATCGACATCTATTTTGATATCTGAAAATTTCATATCTAGCAAATTATGGTCGATGGCATGCAAAATATTTGCTGAAATAAATAATTTAATTCCATCTACTGTTAAAAAGTTCTTTTTTGTATCTGTCATTTTGTGTATCCTTTCATCTTCCTTCCAGATTGGCTTGTATTAAGTGTTTTAGGAAAGGGATAGGTAGAAATACCTACCCCACCCCATCTCCCTTTCACGGCCTCCCTACGCTCGCTCAAGTGAAATCCAGCTATCAAGGTCATCTTTTAAGATCTCATTAGCAATATTTCTCTTTTCGATGAGCAATTTAATGATTTTTTCATCAAGTGAGCCCCTAACAACAAGGTCAACATAAGTGACCTTGTTCTTTTGTCCAAGACGATGCGCTCTATCTTCTGATTGTTGTCGTAATTCCAAGGAGAAGTTATTCGAATAATAGATAACAGTGCTCGCAGCAGTTAAAGTAATTCCTCTTCCTGCTGTCTGAACGTTACCTAAGAAGAAGCGCACCGGGCTGCTCTCGTCTTGGAAGAGCTCAATAGCTTTTACTCTGTCTTCTGAGGACGTCGCTCCGTAGTATGTAACAAAGCTATCTTCTCCGTACTCCTCAGTCAACATCTTTTTGATGGCTTCAATGTCGGCCAAATACGTCGCCCAGATGATAGCCTTACCAGAAGTCTCTTCGAGAACTTCTTTCAGAGCAGTCAATCTGTTGTTCGGTATTGGCACGACATCTCCATCATCACTCACGAATGTCCCACATAAGACTTGATGTAACCGTAGGAGTTTAGTTAGTATCACCTGTGCGGACATCTCGTGAAATTCTTCTTCGTTCTTTTTTAATAGCGCGAATTGATAATCGTACATCTCTCTGTATATCTTTTCTTGTTCCGGACTCAGCTCAACGTCGCGCGTTGTATAAATCTTATCTGGTAAATCCAGACATTCTTTTTTAGTTACTCGATAGGAGAACCTATCCAATTTCTCGGATAACTTGTCGAGGTTTTTGTAGGACAATATCTTTTCGTAATGCTGTCCCTGTCTGTTAGGCACCCGCTCGATATTTGCATAAGTATTTTTGAAAGCATAATATGACCCAGATCCGAGGAGGGATCTATCAAGGAACGCGCACTGGGAGTACAAGTCAAGTGGTGAGTTGGTAACCGGTGAGCCTGTGGCAATCCGTCGGACTTTGCACTTCGATCCAAGTTCAATAGCTGCTTTTGTTCTTTTTGCCTTATGGTTCTTAATACAAGTAGACTCGTCCACGAGAGCAAAAACATTCCCATCGTGGCGACGAATAAAATCAACAATTAATTTCCTTCCTTTCTCAGATATCAAAGATTCTATATTAAATACCAAGAACTGCAATGTCTTGCCATCCCAATCTTTGATCTGTTTAGAGAGCTTTTCTTTTCTGCCAGCAGAAGCTGAAGCATCCCATACTAAGATCTCTCTTTTAATATCGTCAGGCAAATGCGTTGGAATTTCTTTCTCCGACCAGTTGCGATATACACCTTTCGGAGCTAGAATCAACGCACCGGAAATATGACCTCCGTTATGGAGAACACCAATATTATCAATCATAACTTTGGTTTTACCGGAATTGCCTGAGACGAAAATTTTATTATTTCTACGTAGCAATAGATACCCTGTTGGTACTCTGAAGCAATATGACATCTTGTCATCCTGTATTGTTTCTGATTGCAGAATACCGTTAGCAACAGGTCTCTTTATTGTTTTATATACAGGGATTCTATATTTCTGTCTAACGTACATATTCACTCTATCATTCTCTGTGACAGATGTTCTTAAAGTGAATACATTATCTCTTGGGTTCAAGCGCATATTGCAAGATATACCGCAAGACATCAAAGCATATTGAATGAAGTCAACACTGTCTCTAGATATAGAATAGTATTCAGCCATCCCATCTTTGCAGATGTTGGTCATCCAACCATCCCAATAGAACACTTCACTGGCAATCCAGTTCAGTCTATCCTGTGGCAATGAGTACCAGCGTTCGCTGAAATACTTGCATCTCATCGGTGCAATCATATGAAATACATATAACGTTTTAGATCCGCGCACCTTACGCTCATACGCATACGGGATACCTGCTTTTGAACAGAGTTCACGCATACGTGTTGCTTTATGATGCTTCATAAAATAGAAGTCTACCTTATCATCGTATTTGTTAGGGAACGTGCCGTCCGCCATAACAGCAATCATAAATCTCATTTCGTATTCGCTGAGGGCCATCAATTCTGCATCTGGTACGAAGTACTCTGACTGAAATCCTAAACAACCTCTCGGTGTGTTCCTAAAGAAATTAATACCGGCTTTTCGAACACTAAGCTCCGGCTCTCTAGGTTCTCTGTTGAACATCTTCCCTGGATAATCAGCAGTCATATCTGGCAGATATTCTTTATACCAATTGGACTTATGTCCTGTTGTTGTGTTGTAGCTTGTTTCCCAAGAATACATAGCAGGAATTCTATGGTCTGCTGTTGCCCATATGTCGGTTTCAAAAGGGGTAGCCATCAGCTCATTACTTCTTGTTTTGCGCCCTCTCAAACGAACCCAATCGTATGCCGGCTTCTTGATAAATGAGATTGGTTCAACAAATTCGTATCCCCAATTGTATGGATCTCTCGGATCCGGCACAGCCTGCGCTACTAGCAAAGGTCTTTCCCATTTATCCAAATTGAAATCTTTAAATCTTACCCAGCCTCGTTGCGTCAAGAACTCGGTTTCTTCATCCACACAGCCCATCTCCATAAAATAAGCAAAGTTCTTCTTATTAGCTGAACGCGCCAATGCGTCGAGCTGATGCTTAAATGGAGTTGTTTTATAATTATATTTAATTTCCGCCATTGAAAACCTCCTCGATTTGTCGTACTGGTAATTCTATTGTTAATCCACACTTCAAGCAAACGCCTAAGAAGTAACTGTCGCCCTCAGGCTCTTCACATAAATAGACTTCCAGTTCGTGCTCTCCCGTACATAGGGACGCTAATCGTCCATTGAATTTTTCCATATCCTCTCCTTAACCTTTAGCCTCTGCCCAGTTATCACAGATAACCGGATCGGCTACTACCTCTACCTCTAATGGAATGCAGTGTTCCATAATGTATTGATACTGCTGTACATCTTCGTTCGGTTTAATTGATAGGTTCACTTCGTCGTGTACTTGTGTTTTGAATTTCGGTGGTTCGTAATCTTTTATTCGTCTGTAAAATATATCTAGCACATTCAAAGATAGATCTCCTTTTTTATAGAGATGCACCATAGCGGTTTTCGTTTGGTCTGCGGATGAGCCTTGAATATATTTATTTAAAGCTTTGTATGTCATTGCTCTTGTTGGTGTTCCTAAACTCTCATAGTTTTCTTTATTTTCGTCTTTCCACTTATAAGCTTCTTGCCTTGTTTTAAAACCAAAGTTTTTAGAGCCTATAATTTTCTTTTCTATATTATCATACACTGGAACTTCCCATAAGTCAAATCTTCCCCGGCGTCCCAATATTGTTTTGATATACCCTCTTGTGCGAGCCTTAGCCATCAACTGCCTGTTGATGAAATCCAAGAATGGAACACCTTTATATATGTTTTCACGGATATTAGCAGCATCCTCAGTAGTCATCGGGAATCCTTTTTTGGTCATCTCTTCTGCTACCTTTTTGTTGCCAGAGCCGTACATAACGCCAAGACCTATGGACTTTGCTTTCGGTCTGAAGGCTTTTACTTCCTTCGCCTGTTGCTCTTCAGGCTCATCTGCCAGCGTGATACCTTCCAACTTCTTTTCTTCTTCCACACAAATATACGCCACCGCTGAATGGAAGTCAGCAGATCTGCCACGGAATCTGTCCTGCATAGCAATTTCAACACCGGGCACATAGTGGTTGTTACCCATTGCTATTGTTCCATATTTCTTTTCAAGAGCAAGAACTGTATGTACCAACATCTTCGGTTCTTGGCCGGAGTAGTCCATTGATAGCCATTTTTCTTCATCTGTATCCGGAAGAAACAAGCCCCTAATATCTCTGCCCATCTCCGATTTCGGGTTTGGCAGGTTCTGCATGTTCGGCTGGCTTCCGCTTAATCTTCCGGTTACAGTCCCCCCCTCATCTGATTTCAATTGGTTATACTGACCGTGAAGCCAACCATCCAATGTAGATCCAAAGATGTAGCCACGGATATATGTGTCTCGTGCTTTCAGATATGTTCGCATTTCCAGCACCATATCAAAAACCCCATAGGGATCTTTCGGTACCTTTTCCGAAGAAAAGCACGGATTACCTTTTGCTGTTAGTACATATTTCAGATTGAACTTTTTGCATATAGCAATCAGACTGTCATCTGTGTTGATATCTACAGAAAAGCCACAAATTTCGTCTAATTTCTTTTGTAATTCCTTCAATTTTCTGTCGTATTTACGATCCAATTGCACCGCTTTTTCCATATCAATACGTACACCTTTCATACGCATTTCCATAAGCGTCGGAATTACTTCGCTTTCCAATGCCATTAACTTGGTTAACTTCTCATTGGCTAATTCTTTTTTAAATATCTTATATAGCTGATACGTCAGCACAACGTCCTGTATTGGATATGTTCCCATATCTTCAGGGTCAACGGCCCATAGCAATGCCTTAACGTCGGCTTGTCGCTTCGTCGGTACCAAGAACTTCTCTTGTCCGTTCTTAGATGTCTTGTATCCTAACACATCATACCGATCTTGAACTTCTTTGGGCCACAGCTCATAGAACTGGCTTTCTCTTTTCTTGGCATTCACGAACGGAGCGTATCCTTTGATACCGATGTTTTCTTTTAATCTTATGATGGTTTTTCGAGTACGCACTTGATTAAACTCATCAGCCACTGCCATACGGAGCGC